CCAGGACTTCGCAGCAGCATCAGTAGAAACAACAATTTATCCACTATTGGGTACAGTTGTTGCATGTACAGTAAAGCCAGTAGATGCTGCAATAGCAGCAGATAATCCAGAGTATCAATTTAACGCTTTGGTTTCAGAATGGACACCTCTAAATGGTGCTGTAGGCGAACTAGCCACTGCATCAGTTACATGGCCAATTACTGGAGCAATCGTTAAGGATGTAACTCCTTAATCATGGCAAAATTAGTATTAACTAACGCATATGTAAGTATTGCAGGAGTAAACCTAAGTGATCATATCGCTTCAATCTCTCTTGCGACCCAGTATGACTTGGTTGATACAACGCAATTTGGAGATACTTCAAAAAAGATGATTGCTGGCCTTGCTGCCAACAGCGTTAGTTTTGAATTTCATCAAGATTTCCAGGCAGGCTCAGTAGAGTCAACTATATATCCTCTACTGGGCACTGCTACTGCGTGTATAATAAAACCATTGGATTCTGCAGTAAATGCATCAAATCCGCAATATAGTTTTAATGTGTTGATTGCAGAGTGGACTCCACTTAATGCAACAGCAGGAGATTTAACAACAGCAACAGTGACATGGCCAATATCTGGCGATGTTACAAAAACAACATAACCTAGAAGAGGGGCACGAAAATGGACGGACTACAAATAAAGGTAAAGACTAGTGACGGAGTAGAAGGAACATATTCTCTACGACCAAGATCAATAGTTGCATTTGAACAGAAATTCGGAAAAGGCTTTGCTAAATTACTTAGCGAAGACCAAAAACTTGAACACATCTACTTCCTTGCGTGGAGTGCATTAAAAGATGGTGGAAAAGTTGTAAAGCCATGGGGCGATTCTTTCCTTGACACTCTAGACAGTGTGGAGTTAGTAGTTGACCCAAATTTAGAATCCACAGAAACAGCCTAACCTATACGGTAGCAATGTTGTCTGTGGAGACTGGCATATCTCCTAATGATTTATTAGATGCTCCAGACGGAGTTCTTGAATCAATAGTTATTTACTTAAAACAAAAAAATAAGGATGCAGGTGCGTAATGGCAAAAGATGTTATAGTGTTAACTGGAATAAAGGAAACACTAAAGGCATTAGAGTCATTTGACAAGCAGGCTGTGCGTGACTTTACTAAGGTTATTAATAGTGAACTTAGTGCTGCCAAGAAAGATGCACAAGGTCTTGTCAGTAGTGCTCCACCGTTAAGTGGTTGGAGTACTACACCGTCTGCTAAGCCTCGTTCTCGTGGTGGTGCAGGATGGCCTGCATGGGATCAGAGTGTAATTAGAGCAGGAATTAGTACATCAAAGGCTGAACGCAAAGTTCGCAGGGATTACACAACTTCTGCTGGAGCATTGATAAATAGATCAGCACCAGGTGTAATATATGAATTAGCAGGAAGAACTAATAAAACTGCTGGTAAAAACAAATTTATAAGTAACTTAAATAAGAACACATTTTCTCCATCAAGATTAATCTGGAAGATAGTTGATAGAGATAAAGATAAAATTGAAAGAAATGTTGCACAAGCATTAGATAATGCCAAGTCAACACTACAAAAGAATTTAGAAAAGGAGAGAGCATAATATGTCAACAGGTGCAGTAGTTGCCAGAATTCTCACTCAATATTCTGATAAAGGTAGTAAGCAGGCTCAAAAAGATATAGCCAAACTTGGTAAAAGAATTGATGCATTCAGTAAAAAAGCAGCAAAAAGTTTTGCTATTGCAACAGCAGCCTCTGCTGCATTTGCAGTTAAAATTGGTACTGATGCTGTAAAAGCAGCAATTGAAGAACAAAGAACACAGGCAGTACTTGCAAACACATTAAGAAATGTTGCTGGTGCAACAGACGCTACTATTAAAAAGGTAGATGAATACATTGACAAGCAAGAAATGCTATCAACTGTATCAGACACAGAATTAAGAGCAAGTTTTGGTAGATTAGTTTCAATATCTGGTGATGTTACAGAAGCCATGCGTATTCAAACTGTTGCACTTGATACTGCAGCAGGCACAACAACAGACTTTACTACTGTATCCAGAGCATTTGAAAAAGCAAGTGCAGGTAATTTTACTGCTCTAAAGAAGGTTCTTCCTGGTATAGATGCTAATATTCTTAAGAATAAAGACCTTGGTGCAGCATTAGAATATGCAACTAAAAAATATGGTGGATCTGCCAAGGCATTTGGAGATAGTGAACCATTAAAGAGACTATCTATTGCATATGGAAGAGTTCTTGAAGTATTAGGTGCAGCATTACTTCCAGTTGTTATAGAATTTACAGATTATATAACTAAACCAGGTGGATTACTTGATGCCCTTAAGCAATGGATAAGTATTAATGAAGTAGAACTTCAAAATAGCCTTAAAGGTGTTAGCAATTTATTTAAACTGCTACTAGATAATGGCGATAACCTAACAAAAACATTAGATGCTCTTGTAAATATATCTACATTTTTAAACAGTTCTATTCTTGGTGTTATTAAATGGGGCGAAGCCCTACTCAGTGTTGTAGTTCTTCTTAAAATAGTTAGAAGCCTTAGAAGATTTAAGATAGAGTTTGGTTTAAGTAGAGGTTCTGTTCAAGCAATTAGCACTGTAATGAAATATAAACAAGCATTAATAATTCTTCAATTTAGAGCAAAAGCAATTGCTGCAGCCATTGGTCTTATTACTACTGCATTTAGAGCACAAGGAATTGCAGCAGGCTTTGCAGCCATTGCTACAGCACTTGCTACAGGTGGAGTTAGCCTTGTAACTGCTGGAACAGCCCTTGCTGCTATTGGAGTAACTGCACTTGCTACTAAGAATGCAATGAAAGCGTATTCTGATTCTCAAGATAAGGCTGCTCAAAAAACATGGGAAGCAGCACAAGGTGAGTATGATCTTACAAAGCAAAAGTACGGTGGAGCAGCAGCGACTAAGTATCAAGCAGAAGTAGAAGCAGCAGCAGATAAAAAGAGAAAAGCCGCAGCAGCAGCAGCAGCGAAGTCTGCAGCAGCAGCAGCGTCTCAAGCAAAGAAAGATGCTGCATTAAAGGCAGCAATTGCTAAAGGTCAGGCACTTCTTGCTAAGTTTGGTGTAAAGACTGCAGAAGATGACCCTATTCAATTAGAGGCTGCTCGTCTTAACTTAGTTAAACAAGGAAACCTTGCTGAAGCAGCACGAATTGCTATCCTTGGAAAAAACCTTGAAACGCAACTTGAATTAAATAAAGCACTTGCTCGTTACAATGATTTACTTATGGTGTTGGCAGATAAAACAATTTCTTCTGAAGAAGTATTGCTTCTATCTAAAAAGTGGGGCATGACAATTGAGGCAACTCAGTCATACATCCAAACACTATTAGCAGTAGCAGATCAAACTATCTCAGATGATGAGATCACTAATCTTGCTAAGGCATGGGGCGTAAGTAAAGAGAAGGCTGGGATGTACCTTGACTTCTTTAATTACTTAAATGATGGTAAATTATCTGATGCAGAAATAAACAAACTCCAAACTAAATGGGGTCTGACTTCAAAGGAAGTTGGAATCTATCAGCAATTAATTACAGCAGCCAGCGATTATGTTCTTAGTGATGCAGAAATTGAATCCCTTAAGAAAAATTGGGGACTAACAACAGATGAAGTTATTGCCTATATTAAGAAACTTGGTCAACCAGTAACATTCTCAGGAACATTAATTGATCCTGCCACACAAGCAGAACTTGGTTGGAAGAGTGCTCTTGCAGCACTTCTTGCTTATCAAGCAGCACTTGCAGGCAAGGGATATAGTGGTACTCCAGGTGGTACTCCAGGTGGTACTCCAGGTGGTACTCCAGGTGGTAATCCAGGTGGTAATCCAGGTGGTACAACTTCAAACGGTAATTTAATAAAAGCATTAGAAGAAACAGTATCGTTAGCAGCATATGCAAAAGCCAAGGCAGCAGGAGATATGAACGCTGCAGCAACTGCAGCAGCAGGAGTAAGCCCAAGTGCCTTAGCAGCACAAGAAAACGGTATTATTGGAGCAGCATCTATTGCAGCAAAATTAAAGGCAGCAGAAGACGCTCTAGCAGCATCTCAAGCAGTAGCAAATCAAGCAAACGCATTAGCAGCATTTAAAGCAAAAGAAGCAGCAGATTTAGCAACATCTCAGGCTGCAGCAGCACAAATGGACTATGATGAAAGATTTAGATTTAGAGCAGCCCAAGGAGTTATGTCAGCAACTGCTTCTTCTTCATCTAGTGCTCCAGTTGTAGTTAATTTAACAGTTAATGGCTCAGTAACTACTGAAAATGACTTAGTTCAAACAGTAAGAAATGGACTATTGCGTGGCCAATCAAATGGTCAAACTCTAACCTTAGAGGCAGTTTAATATGTCTAAACCAAGACTAGGTGTATCAATCAACTTTGAAGATGGACCAGCATTTGGTAATCCTCTTATTCTTGGAAATTTATTAAGCCCATTAGATACAGGTATTCTTGCAGATGCTGCATCAGACATTGTTGATATTACTGACATGGTTTATAAAGCATCTGTTCGTAGAGGTCGTAACCGTATTCTTTCTAACTTTGAAGTTGGAACTGCATCAGTAACTTTATTTGATCCTGATTCTTGGTTTAGCCCACAAAATGTTTCATCTCCATATTATGGAAAATTAGTTCCATTGCGTAAAATACAAATATGGGCAGACATAGAATTGGCTTCAGTTGACTATAGATTTTATATATTCTCAGGATATATTACTTCATATGACACTGGGTTTTATGTTGGAACAGATGCAACAGCATCAGTAACATTACAATGTGCTGATGGATTCCGTCTTTTAAACAATGTGTCTACTGGATCTGATCCAATACCTGGCTGTATTGCAGGACAATTATCTGGTGCCAGAGTTGAAGACCTTCTTGATTTTGCAGGATTCCCAGGATCAATGAGACAAGTTGAACCAGGCGATTCAACAATGCAGGTAGATCCAGGTGGTCAAAGAAATATTCTTCAGGCTATTCAAACTGTTGAACAATCTGAATTTGGTGCATTCTACATGTCACCAGTTGGCGGAGCAAAGTTTTTATCCCGTACAACTATTAGTGAGTTAGCAGATGGCGCACCAAGACTATTTTCTGATACTGGTGCTGTAAATACAATTAAATACTCAAACCTAGATTTTGCATATGATGATCAGTTAATTCTAAATGATGTGACAGTTACAAGATATGATGACAATGTTGGTCCTGACCCTGTACCTCAAGAAGTTACAGATGCAGCAAGTATTCTTAGATATTTTACTAAATCAGGACAAAGAACAGGAATTCTTGTTCAGACTGATCAAGAGGCAAATGACCAAGCAAGAACATTAATTGCTGCTCGTAAAGATGCAAATTTAAGAATTGACTCTATGACCTTAAATCTTTCTGATCCAAATGATATTGCCAGAAATGTGGCTGGACTAAGAGCAGATATTTACACACTGGTTAATATTGAAAAATCAATGCCTGGTGGATCTAGTGTTACTCGTGAACTATTTATTCAAGGAGTACAACACGATGTTACGCCTTCAACTTGGACAACTAAACTGCTAACGGCAGAACCAATTATCCAGGCTTTTATCCTTGATTCAGAAAATCAAGGTATACTAGGAGATACCGTTCCACAAAATACCAATGCACTATCATACTAAAGGAGAAAAACAATGCCACTAGGCGCAAACGCAGGCTATAAACTCTTCAACACTGGAGATGTTTTAACAGCAGCACAGGTCCAAAACAACCTGCAGAATCAATCAATCATGTTCTTTGCATCTGCTGCAGTAAGAGATGCAGACACAGCACTAACGGCTGCCCTAACAGAAGGCATGTTTTGCTACCTTGCAGATACTAATGAAGTACAATATTATAATGGTGCTGCTTGGACAGCATTTGCTACTGGAGACATTACAGGCTTAACTGCAGGTACTGGAATTACTATTACCTCAGCATCTGGTCCTGTACCAACAATTTCTATCTCAACAGGAGCAACTCTTACTTCACCAAAAGAAACAGTTCAAATTGTTGCATCTCCTGGAGCGACAGGTACTGTTAATATTGATACTTTAACATCATCTGTTGAATATTTACAGGCTGCTGCTACAGCCAACTGGACAACAAATGTTCGTGGATCTGGTGCAGCAACCCTTAATTCAATTATGGCAATTGGAGAACAAATATCAGTTGTGCTTCTTAATACAAATACTGGTACAGCATATTATCCAACAGCATTTAATATTGATGGAACAGCAGTTGGAGTAACTTTAAAATGGCTAGGTGGAACAGCACCTTCTTCAGGAAACATCAACGCAATAGATGCGTATGTTTATACAATTATAAAGACAGCATCAGCAACATATACTGTCCTTGCTTCACAAAACAAGTTTGCTTAATACTTAAAAAGGAGAATCGTGAGTCCATTATTTCGTAGCCCAAGTGGTATAGGTGTAGTGTTGCAATTTATTGCTCCTCCACCACCTCCTCCTCCTCCAATCATCGCAACACCTCCTCCAATCATCGCAACACCTCCTCCTATTATTGCAACTCCACCTCCAATTATTGCAACGCC